GCTATCACATTGTTAGTTGGCTTCTCAATAACTTGCCATATAATATCTTTTTTCTTTTTCTTCATCTTCTTTATATATGATAGTTGTGGTTGTTCATTGTTAGGCCTTTTATCTCCTCTATGAAACTTAACCTTTTGTGTTTTCTTTTTTACCATTATAATTTAAAAATTTTCTGACCATCTAATCTTTTCTTTAAAAAGTCTTGTAAAGTATGTGCATTAAATTTACCATACCTACTATACATACGAAATAACCCTTTTACTTTTTTACCTGATTTACATTTTGCATAATGTTTTTCTAATAAACTTCTACTTATTTTATCAGTAATTTTTACTTCTTTATAGTCCTTTACTTTGATAGGATTATTCAACTCTTTATTGAAAAGAATATTATCAGCTTCTCTATCATATGAATTTTTACCGTCTTCAAAATGATTTAAAGAAACATCTTTTTTTCTACCAGGTCCTTTGATGAATTTTGTTTTACCTGTTTGTATGTGGTCTATAATTTTTGGCATTATAATTTAAAATCTGAAAATTTATCATATGCTTGTTCAGGTGAAGGCATACTTTGATTTTCTTTTGTTTGGTTACTATCTACTATATTCTGTGCTGAGTTTTCAACATCATATAATCTCATCTTGGCCTTATCTACACCAATTATAAATGCTCTATTCATACCAGGATCATTATATCTATTCTTTAATTGTTTTACTTTCATTTGACCAAGTGTTTCTAGTTCGTCATTTGACATTAAAGCAAACATGAAGTCAGCAGTTGCTGGTAGACCAAATGATTCAGATGTATCTTCTAAACCAATATCTGTACTCACAAAACCAGTTCTAGTAGTTTGTGTGGCACTAAAGATTGGTACATCAAACTCTACAGCAAGACCTCTTAATTCTTCGGCAATTGCTTTGATATAGAAATAAGATGATATGTTACCACCTTTAAATCTACTTGAAGCACATATGTTAAGATAATCTATAAAGATAACTTGTGGTCTAAAACTTTTCTTTAATGCTAATTCATTTAGTAAGGCTTTAAAGTGACCAGCATGAGCAGAGGCAGTTGGATATTCTTTGATGATTAATTGACCAGATGTTTTACTTCTTAACTTACTCATCTTACCGTCATACAATTCTTTTGGCAAATTGTGTAGATCATCAATAGTAACATCCATTAAGTTAGCGTCTATTCTTTCAGCAATTCTTTCTTCAGCCATTTCTAAAGTAATATATAATACATTCTGACCTTGACTTAAAAAGTTAGAGGCACAATGACACATAAACAAAGATTTACCAACACCTGTACCTGCTAAAGCAATATTCAATGTTTTACTTGGTACACCACCTTTTGTAATTTTATTAAAGAAGTTTAAATCAAAAGGATATCTTTTTTCTTTTGTATGGTACCAATCAAATCTTTTTTCAGCGTCATTAATATAATCATGTCCTATATGGTTATCAAATGAAACGGCAAGAGCGTCTGATAAAATACTTGGTATTGCTTCTGGCTGTTGTGTTTTATCTTTACCATCTAATATCTTAATGCCAGATAATACGGCATTATGTACAGCTCTGTCTTTACAAAACTTTTCTGTTGTATCTAACAACCATTGTAAATCAGATTGTTCATTTACAAAACTATTTACAAGTTCTTTTACTAACTTTAATTCATCTTCGTTAATATCTTTTCTATTACCAAATTCAATTAGTATAGTTTCTTTTGTAGGTAAATTTTTATAGTGTTGAACAAACTTGTCAATTTCTTCATACAATAATCTTTCAGTTCTATTTGTAAAGTAATCTGTTTTTACAAAAGGTAAAGCTTTACGAGTAAAGTCTTCGTTGTAGAAGAAGTTGCCTAGTATTGTAAGTTCTATTCTATCAGACATAATGTAAATAACTTCCTATAATATATTTTGGTTCTTTAATTGGCATTGTACCAGCATGTTTGTGTGTCCACAATGGTGGAAACATTAACATCTTCCCTGCTTCTGGTCTAACATTTATACCATACTCTCCAAAGGAAGTCAACCCTCCTTCATTGTCGTTTAGATATAGAAAGAATACTAAAAATCTTTTGGCACTGGCATAGTCCATAACATCAACATGTTCTTTAAACTCATCTCTATTATTTACCTCATACTTCTTTATTCTAATATGTTCCCAACATAGTCCATAACATCAACATGTTCTTTAAACTCATCTCTATTATTTACCTCATACTTCTTTATTCTAATATGTTCCCAACCAAACTTTTCTGGCCAGTTATGTGTGATCTTAAATTCTTCAGCAAACTTGTCTATGTAAGGTCTCATAGAAGTATAGATTATTTTAACATACTCTGACCAATCATCATGTAAGTTTAGATTTATTTCTGTAAACGATCTATGGTTTTCTAACTCTGTTTTTTGCCAATGTTGTTTACTATCTTCAAACTTATCAATTATATGTTGACACTGTTCTTTTGTCAATACATTATCATATGTTTTAATATACTTACTTTCCAAAATTTACCTTACCCTCTTTCAATTGTTGTTCAACAATCTCNACTAAAATATCACCAATATGGTTTTTGAAATCTTCCGACTTGACATCTACATTTTTTGGATTTAACATAACATCATATGTAAATCTTAAAGGTACATCACCTTTTTCTGTAGGCTCTGGTTCAAAAGCGACCTTATCGTATTTGTAAATTACTTCTTCGTATTTACCCGAAAGTAATTTAACACAACTAAAGTCATCACCCTCACGCTGAGCAAAGGCGTATCTTTTAGTCTTCGTCTGATCCGTATGTGAATTTTTGTTTGGCATGTTCATCAATCTTATCTAATACTTCCTTTGTAAAATACTTGTCAGGATTTTCATTGATGTTTTTACCAAATACTTTAGAACCATCTGGTGTTTCGTATCTTGTAGATACTTTTTTAAATATACCAGCTGCTTCTCCAAGTTCTAATAAACCATAGTGTTTATCTAAACCTGTTTTGTATGTTAGTCTAACATCAATCATAGCGTTTTCTTTTGTTAACCTTGACTTATAATTTTTACAATGAATAATATTACCAACTACTTCCGTACCGTCTTTTTCTTTACGCTTACTTAAATAGATGATTGACGAGGCAGCGTACTTTAAACCAGAACCACCACCCATTTCTTTTTGAGGGAACATAGAACCAATAACATCATATGTGTGATTGGTCATTATCATAGGTATATTTGCTTTACCTAATTTAAGTGTTAAAACTCTAAATGTTGACTTGACTATTTGTGATCTAGTCATATCTCTTGTTTCTTTACCAGCGGCTGTATCTTCCATTTCTTTTGTAGTAGATAACATACCTAAACTATCAAGTACAAACATCAAAGGCTTTCTACTTCCTTCTGGTTGTTCCAAATACTTGTCTATAATTTTGATAGATTGGTTTCTAAATTCTTGTACAGTAGCAACAGGTACGATTACCATTCTAGTAGAGTCTACACTTCTACTCTCAATCATACTCTTTGATATGGCACTTTCTGATTCAAAGTAAATCACACCAGCGTCTTTGTCTTTATCTAAAAATGCTTTTACAATTCCTAAAGCAAAAAATGTTTTACCTGTAGCGGCTTCACCAGCGATTGCTGTAATTTTATTTGCTGGCATACCACCGTAAATACTACCAGATAATAGGGCGTTAAAGGCATAAGAGCCTGTGTCTATAAAGTTCGTAACATCAGCACTATCAATACCGTCACTTACTAAACCAGCATACTCATTACCAGTTTCTTTTATAATGTCTTTCAAAAAATTGCTCATACTATAACTCCGATCTTAATATATGTTTTCTTAATGCCCTTGTCAGTTCTTCTATCTTATCTATGACAGCTATTAGACTAGGGTCCGTGATGTATTTATTTTTTTCTCTTAACTTATCATACTCTTTGATAGTTAATGTTACTGTGCTTTGTTCATTTTCATAAGACCTATCGTGGTCTAAATCTTTTTCGTGTGTGTCCAAAAGTTCATCGCTCATAATTTATCCTCAATTGTTATTATAATATACCATACTTTACTTAAAATGGCAAGTCTACCTTTATTTATCATCATCAAATACATCTTGCCATCCAGTAGGCATGGTTGTTTCTATAGAGTTTAGGTTTTTAGGGGCATTCCATTTAGTTTTTGGCATACTCGGTTCACCTTCCCAATCAAATCTTAATTTTTCATCTTGTGGTACCCAGCCTTTTCTAGGTTCCTCGTAGTCTTTAGGTTTCACTCTTGTCCATAATAAATCTTTCATCTCATTCATATTGACCATACCCATATCATTATAAACCCGACCTTCAAATTTTTCAGCCATATTTAATACAACCTCTTTGTTGTAGGCTACCTTTCTTTGATAGTCGTAATACTCTTTTAAATCTTTGTAATCTTCTTTTGATATCATCTGATTATTTCTATATTGGCATTCGGTCCCCATATTTCAAGTTCCTTTCTCAAACGATTATCATTCTTTAAATTATTATATCTATTGGTTGCTTTCTTTTTCCACCACTCTATAATATTATTTAGGTTATGTTTGTCGTAATTGTCGTCTTTGACAACCTCTTTTGTTTTATTATTTACTATATCTATATAATTCTTAATACCATAATTACAAGTGTAATATCTTTTTCTTTCTGTAAGTTTTTTAGCATTAATAATAGTAGTATTAAACTTATCTAAATTGTCACCAGATAAACTTCTCTTTACTAAACCAATAATGGCCTGTGTTAACTTTAACTTTCTACTTGAAGCGTCATCTTTGACCAGTTTGCCTACTTGATTTTCCACAAAACTAGACAGGTCATGGAAAGGTTTACCATGTATCAAAGGTATAAAATCACTATCAGTTAAACCTTTATATCTTAAATATGGTTTCATACCATCATATTGACTTGATGATTTACTATTACCATATAAACTTGTAGTTTCAAATAATGATAAGTTCATATCATACTTGTTATTTAATTTTTCTCTTACCCAATGACTACAACATATGGCAGCCAATAGTTTACCACCAAGGTAGTTGTAACCAAATGGTTGTGATGGTACAATTACAAAACCCATAATGGC